AGACCTTCTCGGCAGACACTACGCCCTCTGGTGGAGGCGGTACTGATCCTGCGTGCGTACCTGACTATCTCGCAAAGGAGGGCATCACACCTGATTTTACTTTGATGCTTACTGACGGAGAAGTTAACAGTTGGGGGGAGTGGAGTACTCCAGTGCTGTGGGCAATAACTAATGAACACATAACCGCCCCTGTGGGCAAAACAATTAACATCAACTAGGAGAATGACATGAAAGCAAAAATTAGACTGGGGCATCGAGAGTACATACTGCCAGCAGAAGACGCACTTAAGATTATGGAAATCTTAGAGGGAGCAATGCGTTTCGAGGAGAAGTATCACCGAGGCGAGGCCGATCAAGAGGCGTACTACACCTACCACGTATGGGAGTCAGACAAGATTGGCGAGTCGTTAGAGCTAATATCTGATAACACGTACCGCGTAGCTAAGTTAGCCGGTAAATACACTGAAGAATAAGGGAGAACTACAATGTTTGGAACTAACATAGAAGTACCAGTGTTACGAGATTATGAACACGCGCTACAGCATTACAACTCCATCGTACCGATACGTGGTAGCGATGACCTACGGCCTATCTGTAAGACAGCGAACGGACGGCGTAGGAAACATCAGGTCATCAGGCTCAATACTACTGGTGGCATATCCTCAGTACAGTGTGTCCTTTACGCAACTGCTTGCGTTACGTTCCTGTCTAACGGAGAGGTACACGTAACAGACGGCGGGTATCAGACACGCAGCACGTTCGCGTTTGTTGGAGGAATACTTGGTGCAGCGCGGATGTTTCTCCACCAAGACAGGACATGGCTAAGCCTAAGTAACGGAGACTACGCTCTGCCTGTGCTTACTAATGTATTGAGGCTCCGACCCTACGTAACGCTTGGAGATCATTGCACGCAACACAAGTTTGAAGTACTCAATCCTGTGCCGATGAGAAAGGTAGTGCTAGATCGTAAGGCGTTCAACCAGATCAAAAAGCAATACGCTACGTTCCGTACTTATGTGCGGCATATGGAGAAGGTCTTCGATGGGCGAAACCAAGATCGGGTGTACTGGGCCTCGTTGATGAAACAGCTTCAAGACCCTAGCTTGTTACAAGGCAAGGAACAACGTCACGAGTGGGCAGAATGTATGCCGTATATGATTCTGAGAGCGCAAGACCTCAAGCAGACTACGCAAGAAGTATTTCTTGATTGGCTGAAGCGGGTGCACGCTAAGGAAGTATTCGTGGACACGCTACAACCAGAAGGCGAGTTAGTGACCGACCGTAACAGACATTACTTATCACAGCAGTAACCTACAGCACCTAACATTGTTAGGTCATTCATAACGGAGAAAGACTATGAGCATTTCATCAAGCGCAGTATTAGCACGACTAACCCTTAACACTTGGACAGCAGAGAAGTTGGACAGGGAGCAGACCGATAAGGTACTAGCAACCAACAACGCCGACAGTGGAGCGGGTAAGTTTTCTAAGAACCTTATGGCAGGGACTACCCTCGTCAAAGAAATCCTCAATCACGGCACAGCTATACGCCATTGGCATGAGAAGAACACGCTTGCATGGGAAGAGCGAGGTGCAAGGCTTCTACCCACTAGCCTGTTTATGCAGTTCAAGCAGGAGGCGAATATGCACAAAGCAAAACGCATAATGCTGGTAGGCGAACTATGCGATAAGTACGTGATGCTCAAGGGTATCGCTCGCACATCTCTTGGCAGTATGTACCGTGAGGAGGACTACCCCTCAGTAGACGAGATCAGAGAGAAGTATAAGTTCACTCTTACGTTTACACCTGTACCGGAGTCAGGACACTTCGTCCTAGACATACCTGCTAAGGAGTTAGAAGAGACCAAGCAGTCTTGTGAGGTTGAGATACAACGTCGCCTAGTAGACGCAGTACAAGGTGCATGGGACAAGCTCTATGCAATGCTCAGTAACATGAGCAAGAAGTTGGTAGAAGCTGACGAGGATACAAAACGACGGTGGCATGACTCGTTCGTTGATAACCCCAAGGAGCTATGTAGATTGCTAGAGCATCTTAATGTAACGAACGATCCTAAGCTGGAGGCAGCGCGGGTCGAGCTAGAGAGGGCGATGCTAGGCACAGACTTAGAAGGACTTAAGGAGTCACCCGTGCTACGTGCGCAGCTAAAGAGCAAGGTCGATTCGATCTTAGCTTCACATGAGTGGTGAGTGATATGCAGACTATTCATAATGATATATACGCTACGTTTCCTAACGTCAAAGATGAGCGGGACAAACCGCTCTTAGCTTCTGAGAAGCAGCATTACTTAGGCGAGGAGATAATGGCAAAGTTAGTGAAGCTTTACCCGCACTATATCTTTGAGCTACGAAACGAGAACTCTGATGAGCTTAGGGTAGATGTGTTGTGTAAAGGCGAACGCTTAGGCCAGATGTACTTTCACAGTTCGTGGTATCACGACGAGGAGGTATGGCTAAGCAACAAGCGCATACGTGACAAGATGTCCAGAGCTAGCAAGATAAAGACTACTAAGTTAGACCGAGCGGTGAAGGAGTTTAAGAAGTACTTCAAGCCGCTAAGTTTGCGGGAACACATTGTTGTGTTACAGAAAGTAGTTAAGCGGGAGATTGTTAGAGAGATGGGTACTATAACTTCAAACCTAGGAGGTCAGCTCGGAGCGGTTAAGCTGTTCAATCAGTACTCAACGCAGACGGCAGATCGGTACGCTGCACTGTTGGAAGCTGAAGGGGTAGACGAGGACACTATCTTATATGCAAGGACGTGGCTAGATAAGATGCGAACTGTCGGTCCGATATATCGCTCTCTTCCGAAGACTGGCTCCAATCCGCATAAAGGGGTGTTGTTTTACATAACCCCTGATAAGGACTATTGCCAAATAAAAGGTTGGAGTAAAGAACCAGACCTTTCAATACTTAGGGAGCATGAAGTCCTATCTAAGTATAAGACAGCGATAGGAATACTCAAGATGCTAGATGATAAAACCTATGTGTCTAACATAGGCTACAAAGTTAACGCTAATACATTTTATATGCTAGACACAGGAGATACAGATGAAAGCTTTGGACGTTGATGAAGACGGAAACCCACAGGCACTACAGCATGTGAATGTTAGGTTACCTCGTTATGTGGTGGAGTACTTCAAGCGAAGCACGCACTACACTGCGCAAATACGTAAGGTACTGCAAGACCATGCAGATAATTATAAACAACAGGAGCAAGACAATGACAATGATTTATAAATTAAGTCTAACGGCGCGAGAGGCAACGGTAGTTTATGTTGCCCTTACCAAAGTAGAGTTCTCTGGAGTAGATGCAGAGGCAGAGATGTATGTGCGCACCATGATCGAAAAGATTGGTGTTAAGAAAACAGGGTCAAGCCTCCATGATCTTCTTATTGAGAACGATCAGATTAGTGGTAGCGAAAAGCCTGACATACGCACAGAGAAAGAGAAGGCAGCAGACTATGCGAAACGGGAATACCTAGACGCTAGTCCACACTGTTAGGAGGAGGAATAAGTTATACCTAACCTAACATTGTTAGGTGGCTTGACCCCATTTAATTAACCACCTTCGGGTGGTTTTTTTTGGCCTTTACAAAGTCCAACCCTTAAGCTATTCTTTCTGCATGGCTAATACACCCGAGAAGAAAGTAAAAGACAAAGTAGTTAAACTCCTCAAACAACACGGGGCGTACTACTTCTTCCCCGCTACCTATGGCATGGGACGTAGTGGTATCCCAGACGTTGTGTGCTGCCATAACGGCGCGTTCATTGGCATTGAATGTAAGGCAGGTAAGAATACAACAACCATGCTACAAGATCGAGAGCTTGCTGCTATTGAAGCGGCGGGTGGTATTGCTTTGGTCATCAACGAACACAACATAAACGAAGTGGAGAAACTACTAAGTGAATAAAGGTTTAGAAATACTACTGGCTAGGATGGACAGCCACCCTAAAGATTTTAACTTACTACAACTCCAGCCTAGGCAACAAGATATGTGGGGACTGCTCATCAGTATAGTGCGCGATGAAGACCGGAGTGGGAGCTTCATTACTCCCGAGGATCGTGCGGCTTTAGAGGACAAGATGCACAAAACCCAAGGCGATCTATTCACAACAGCGGTGCTAGAAAGAGTGATGCACTATGATAGTTGTTCCCAACAACTACCTGACAAGCAGCAGGTGTAAGGCCCAAATGGATATGCTTACGATTGATTTCGAAACTTATTATGCAAAAGACTTTGGCCTTAGGAAGTTTACTACTGAGGAGTACATCCGTGACAAGCGCTTCGAGGTTATAGGCGTAGCGGTGAAGAAGAACAACGAGGAGACTAAGTTCGTCACCGGAACAAAGAAGAAAGTAAAAGCTTTTTTAGATTCCTTCGACTGGAGTAACTCCGCTGCTATTGCGCACAACGCAAGGTTTGATCTCTCTATAATGAATTGGCACTTCGGTATAGTCCCGAAGAAGATAGCCGATACACTTTGCATGGCACGCGCCATCCACACTATAGAAGTTGGTGGTAGCCTTTCGGCTTTGGTGCAGCATTACGAACTGGGATTGAAAGGCACTGAGGTGCTAGATGCCCTAGGCAAGCGGCGGTTGGACTTCAGCCCAGAAGAGATGGAAGCCTACGGTGGGTATTGTATTAATGACGTAGAGCTTACATACGCTTTGTTCGGTGTACTGGCCCCTAAGATTTCTAAGCTAGAGCTAAACCTAATAGACCTCACTCTAAGGATGTTTACTGAGCCAGTACTTGAGGTAGACCGAGAGCTGTTGATCACGCACCTTAATAAGATTAGGGATACCAAAGAGAAGCTGCTGTCTAAGGCTAAGGTAGATCGCGCAGAGATAATGAGTAACCCTAAGTTTGCTGCGCTTCTTAGACAGTGCGGTGTAGAACCTCCCACTAAGATAAGTTTGCGCACAGGCAAGGAGGCGTTTGCATTTGCTAAGACAGACGAAGGGCTTAAGGAATTACAAAGCCACGCTAACCCGTTAGTCCAAATCCTTGTAGCCACACGGCTAGGGGTAAAGTCTACGATAGACGAGACTCGCACAGAGCGGCTTATTGCAATAGGTGGAAGGGGCAAACTCCCTATACCGCTGAAGTACTACGCAGCACACACAGGGCGGTGGGGCGGCGATGATAAGGTCAACATGCAGAACTTACCACGAGGCTCGATACTCAAGAAGGCGATATGCGCTCCAGACGGGTATAAGTTTATTGACTGCGACTTATCGCAGATTGAAGCACGCACGCTAGCATGGTTAGCTGAGGAAGAGTCCTTAGTAGAGGCATTCGACCGAGGGGACGACGTATACAAGATCATGGCTTCTGCAATATACAACAAAGCGCCGGAAGACATAGACAAGGAGGAAAGGTTTGTAGGTAAAACTACAATCTTAGGTGCAGGTTACGGCATGGGTGCGATTAAGTTTAAGGATCAGTTAAAGACCTTTGGCGTAGAGCTAGAGCAAGATGAGTGTGACCGGATCATCAGGGTGTATCGGGAGACGTACTCCAATATCCCTAAGCTATGGAAGCAAGCAGGCAGTGCGCTTCAAGGCATAATGTTAGGGCAAAGCCAAGCGATTGGTAAGGAAGGAGTTGTGGTTGTAGATACCGACAACGGGATCGAGCTTCCTAATGGCTTGTACGTTAAGTACCCCAACCTAAGGAAAGAAAGGAACGAAGAAGACGGGCGAGTAGAGGTTGTGTACGACACTAAACGAGGCCGCGCTATTATACCTAACCGTATTTACGGCGGTAAAGTTATAGAGAACGTCTGCCAAGCATTAGCTCGCATAGTCATTGGCGAGCAGCTATTACGTGTAGCGAAACGCTATAAAGTTGTAATGACTGTGCATGATGCTATAGGGTGTATAGCCCCCATAGCCGAAGTAGAAGAAGCTATGGCTTACGTAGAGGACTCAATGAAGGTGCGCCCCGAGTGGGCGTTGGACTTACCCTTAGATTGCGAAGGTGGATACGCTAACTCTTATGGTGAGTGTTAATTACGGGGGTTCTTTGCTTACCCCGAATACCCCAGCGGGCGGTGGGTAGCTTGCAAAAAACACCCGCAATGCAGAAGGAAAACAAGAGGTATTTACATAACTGTAAATGTCTATCCAGTTTCTTGTCTGCGTCGGGGAAGCTACGTCACAGCTAGTCGTGGGTAAGGTGCGTAAGAATTCTGAATAGGTGGAGTATCGAAGTACCTTAAGCACGCACCAAAATTGGAGAGAGGCATGAAAGTAATTGACCGAGAGTATCAGCCGATTGGCGTGGCTCAACATAGGCCTTGTTGGTTTCTTTATTTGGAATGTGGGCATGTTAAAAATGTTAACGCAAACACATCTAACTATGCCCGAGCGGAGGTAGTCCAGCACGTTAAGTGTCCCGTATGCCAAAGCCCTATGAAAAAAAGGTGTTCGTCGCCTAAAGAACTACAAAACTTTGCTGAGTTTATAATTAAACACGATCTATAAGGAGAACAACAATGAGCAGAGACAGAGTAATGGTAGAGCTAGAAGAGTACTTAAACACACAGGAAGAAGACTACATAGACCCTGCTGAGCGTAAGCGAGAGATGGCTGAGCGTGCAGCGGATGAGGCTATGTCTACGTGGGATGACGCATGAAAATAGTAATAGAGCTTAGTGAAGAAGACGGCGAAGAAATGGTAGAGCTAGGTCAACAGTTGTTGGACGTTGTAGACAGGCTAGAAGGTTTGGAGAAACGTCTTGAGGCTTTGTTGGATGAAACATAGCACCCAAGTTATCCACGGCGTAGAGAACGCTATTGCTTTAGCAGATAAGCTAGAAGCTGAAACAGGTACAGGTTACGAAGTAGTAAACTTTAGGATGCTGCTTGAAGGCCATCAGCTATGCCAAGACGTGGGTGAGGAAGAGGCTATAGGATGCCTATCTGACAGGGAAGAGTACAGCGGAGAAGACTGCTTAGTAATGGACGGGCCATGTTTTTGGATGCTGAACATGCTAATAATGCAGGCTCTTAAATCAAGCGAGGTATTGCACTAATGAGCTTACCCGCCGATACAGATAGTCTAAGCACTACCAACTGTCTTAAATGTGGGGCAACTTCTGAGCAAGTGCTTAACATGGAGACGCAGAAGCGAGTAGGGTGGTACTGCTTGAAGTGTGAGTATTTTGAAAAAGCTATTCTTCGAGAGACAACCATCGCCCACACAATTACAAAGATTCATATATAAGAAAGGAGATGAAAAATGAGCCTACTACTAGTATCCCTAACCTGTATCGCCGCAGTAACCATAGTCATAGCGATGACCTCATGAACACGAGAGAATTCTACACAGGCACTAACTAATGGCGAAGAACGAGAAAGAATTACAGCGCGAAAAGTTAGCGCAAGACATCAGAAATTATTTATCTAGGGGTGGCGTAATAAGAACCTATGCCCACGGCGAGAGTGCCGTTGAAGCTAGAAAAGATAACGCTATTTGGGAAAAGAAACTGAGAGTATTACCTGATAAACGGAAAACAAAATGACAGCTTGGTCTTACAGCAGCTTAAGTACATTCAAACAGTGCCCCAAGAAGTACTACCACTTGCGGGTAGCTAAGGACGTTAAAGATACGGGTAGCTTCGCTATGCGCTATGGCAACGAGGTGCATAAAGCCGCTGAGTTGTACATAAAAGACGGGGAAGACATCCCTAAGAAGTTCGACTTTATAACTGATACGCTCAACGCCCTGAAGAAAATCCCGGGAGAAAAACATTGCGAGCTAAGGTTCGGTGTCTCTTACGACGGAGAGGAGTATACCCCATGCACTTTCTTCGACCGAAAGAAGGAAGTATGGTGGCGAGGAATTGCTGACCTAGTTATCGTACACGAAGACAGAGCTTTTCTGGTGGACTATAAGACAGGTAAGAATGCAAAGTATGCGGATACTGCACAGCTCGATGCACTTGCTGCCGCTACGTTCTTACACTTCCCCGAAGTTAACACTATTAAGTCTGCTCTGGCGTATGTAGTGAGCAACGAGTTCATACGCAAAGAACATCACAGAGAGCTTATCAAGTCGTACTTTGCTACCTTTCAGCCTGATCTTGACCGCTTAGCAGGTGCGGAAGAGTCTGACGTTTGGAATGCAGTTAGTGGCCCGCTGTGTGCGTATTGCCCCGTAAAAAAATGCTCGCACAATAGGAAGTAGCTATGCGTAATGTACGTGACCCAAATACTATAAACCTTTTCATGGAGTACGATAGGCGTGACGCTCCGAGGTGTAACGTAGATTGGTGGTCAAAAGGGCAGGGAGATGATCCCAAGATTTGTCGTGATTGGTTCGCGGATATGCGTACCTTTCTAAGTGAACCGCTAATCCATACTTTAAAAAGCCCCGGCTCTCCTCAATACTCTATGGTCCATTTAGCTTTGCTAAAAGATTTATACCGAGCGATGTTTAACGCGGAGCCGACAAAAGGATTTACTCACAAACTTATAGGCAGCCACAAGCCTATTGAATACTGGCAGTGGGATATTTTTGAGCAGGTACAGTGGAGGGTTGCCAACGGTGTACACCCCAACGAAGTAATTGGCGAGATGAAAAGATTTCATTGGCGGTGTATTGATCGTGAAGATGTAGTACACCCGAACTGGAACAACAACTTAGAGATACGGAGGGAATGGCAAACCTTACGGATGCAAGTTTTGGAAGCCTATAAAGCAACGTGTGCGGCTTGTGGCAGGAGCTACAAAGAACATGGAGTATCGGTGCATGTAGACCACATAGTGCCTAAGTCGCACGAGCCTAAATTAGCACTGAGTTTTGGCAACCTTCAAGTACTTTGCGAAGAGTGCAACATGGGCAAGAGCAATAAGTTCCGTACTGATTGGCGACCTACCGTATTTAATGGAAGAGAAATACACGAATACTTAAAATATTAGGAAATAACGGGGCTTAAAATGAACAACATGTTTGAGTGCGCTAACGACGAAGACTTTCGTTACAGCTATGAAGATATAGTTGCCTATTTGCATGAGGACCATCGCCCTGACGAACCTAGAATACCTTTAGTCCCGAGGTGTACTTATAAAGGGGCTATCCCCAATGCCCTACGGCTTAATTACCATACGCTACGTAAATTTAATAGCGAGTACGATTCAGAAATTGAACCAGTGGTAATGAAGGGTGCGTGGGAAATTATGGTTAATAAGTATCCTTCAAGAAGAGAATTTAACGATGAAGTAAGGGATAGGTTTTTACGTTTCTACAAAGCTACTATTTTAAACCTCGCAGATGCCCAAAAGTGGAAAGAAAAAATAGATACTTTAATGTACAAGGATGTGGGCAAAAGGCGTTTGTACAGACGAACAAACAACGATGGTATGCGTATTAATCTGGGGTATCTGTACTCTGAGGCGAACTGCACTATTTTTGTATTTGGTATTAGGTACGCTTTTATAGAGAGAGAACAACTACAAGTCATTAAAGCAATTTACCGACACATAAAGAAGTTAAGCATGTTAACCAACCTAAGTAAGGAGAAGGAAAAATGGCAGCAATTAATACAGCAGGCGATCTAAGAAAGTTTCTTTGCAATTCAATTAACTCTGTAGCGAACGGTACAATGGACATATCTAAAGCGAGAGAGGTAACTAAATTAGCAGGGCAAGTTAACGAGTCATTCTATTCTGAGGTCAAGGTTGCTCGGCTTCAAATGGATATGGAGAAAGAAGTACACAAACTAGGTTCTCTACCTGTAAACAGATAGGAGGTAAACAATGAAGAAGCCAAGAGATTACAAAGCTGAGTACGCTAAGTACCAAGGTACACCAGAGCAAAAGAAGAACCGTGCAACACGTAACGCTGCGCGTAACACACTAATGGCTAGTGGTGCAGTGGCTAAGGGAGATGGTAAGCACGTCAACCACAAGACTCCTATCTCTAAGGGAGGGGGTAACGCACCTAGTAACTTATCGGTTAAGACTGAGGCGAACAACTCTTCTTTCCCCCGGACTAGTAGTGGTGCAATGAAAGCTAAGAAAGGTGGCGTTGTAAAGGCGCGTAAAAAATAATGCGAGTAATAGACAACAAAGCTTTAGTACTTAAAACAAAACGCCCGCATCTAGTGACCGAGCCAATAGCAAAGCACAAAACTGTGATCATTAAAGAGGAACAGGGTGTATACGAAGTTGCCATCAAGTGGGACTTAGAGACAGCTCAAGTTCTTGCGGGCCTGAAGATTAAAGAAGTGCCCTCTCCTATCGAGCGAGACTACAAGTGGACAGGCAAGTTAGAACCGTTTGACCACCAGAAGGATACCTCTGGATTCCTAACACTCCACAAGAAAGCCTTTTGCTTTAACGAACAAGGCACAGGTAAGACAGCCAGTGTTATATGGGCTACCGACTACCTAATGAAGATAGGCAGGATCAAGCGAGTGCTAGTCATTTGCCCCCTATCCATTATGAAGTCCGCATGGCAGCAGGACTTATTTAAGTTCGCCATGCACCGGAGTTGTTCAGTGGCTCATGGCTCTGCGGATATTAGGCGCAAAGTCTTAGCGGAAGATTGCGAGTTTGTCATCATAAACTTTGATGGTGTTGCAGTAATCAAAGAAGAAATACAGAACGCTAAGTTTGACATGGTTGTTATTGATGAAGCCAACGCTTACAAGAATGCGCAGACGGACCGATGGAAGACGCTAAGAGACTTAGTTGCTGACACCGAATGGCTATGGATGCTAACTGGTACACCCGCAGCACAGTCTCCTGTGGATGCGTTTGGGCTTGCGAAGCTAATAAACCCAGACGGTGTGCCCAAGTACTTCGGAGCGTTCCGAGACAAGGTTATGTACAAGGCTACTCAGTACGTATGGCGACCCAAGCCTGATGCAGACAAGACGGTGCATGAAGCCCTCCAACCGGCTATTCGGTTTGAGCGAGCGCAGTGCCTTGACCTCCCGCCACTTACCTTTGTGGAACGGGATGCCCCGCTAACAAAGCAGCAAGAGAAATACTATAACCTCCTTAAGCAGCAGATGACTATGGAAGCTGGGGGCGAACAGGTAACCTCAGTAAATGCAGCTACAAACCTAAACAAGCTGCTGCAAATATCTGGAGGGGCGGTATACACAGACGAGAGGCAAGTTCTTGAGTTCGATGTGAGCAACCGTCTGAAGATCATCCTTGAGGTAATAGAGGAGTCAAGCCACAAGGTGTTAGTGTTCGTGCCTTTCACGCATACCATTAATTTACTTAATGATTTTCTTACTAAGAAAAAGATAAGCTGTGAGATTATATCCGGCAAAGTATCGGTTAATAAGAGAACAGAGATAATAAAAGAGTTCCAAGAAAAGGAAACGCCGCAAGTGCTTATCATCCAACCACAAGCTGCTTCGCATGGGCTTACTCTAACCGCTGCCAACACAATAATTTGGTACGCTCCCGTTACTAGCGTAGAAACTTACCTGCAAGCTAACGCTCGCATCAATCGTCCGGGCCAGCATAACCCCATGACTATCGTACACATACAGGGAAGCGAGGTTGAGGCTAAGTTGTATGGGATGCTTCAGAACAACATAACCAACCACAGTAAAATAATTGATCTCTACCGCAACGAATTAAACCTAAGCTCTTGACATTGTAAAGTACAGGCCTATACTACTCTCCCGACTAAGAAAAAGGAGTAGGTATGGCTGACTTAACGGCTGACAAACTAGTCGCTATCTACATCAAGATACGCGGTGCGATTAAAGAAAAAGATGACGAAATAAAGCTATTCAAAGAGCAGCAAGAGTTCGTCGCTGAAAAGCTACTGGCCCTTTGCGGTGAGCAGAACTTAGACAGCATGAAAACTACCGAGGGTACTATTACTCGGAGGGTTTCCTCCAACTACTGGACAAGTGATTGGGAAGCTATGTACAAGTTCATTGAGGCTAACGATGCTTATCATTTACTGGAGAAGCGAATTCATAATACCCATATGAAAGAGTTCCTTACAGAAAATCCAGACGAATGCCCTCAAGGGTTGCAGTCAAACAAGAAGTACATAATATCCGTAAGAAAACCAACTACTAAATAGGAGTACAAAATGTCTAAGGACGTATCAATTTTTACTAGCGACACTGCGTTAGCCCCTTCTGGAAAGCGAGTAACGGCACTTAGCCAAAAACTTGCTACCTCAAGGACTAGCACCACCCGGCGTATACAAGCCAATATCAACGGCACTTTTAAGAAGTCAGTTAACGGTGACCAAATCGGTGAGATTATACGGGGGGAGTTCAACGCCGTTATCGTAAACATGCTGGCGAACGTCTCGCGTATATACTACAAGGATAAGTTCGATCCAAGCAAAGAAGCTACCCTCCCTAACTGCTGGTCTAATCAAGGGGATAAGCCAGAGGCGGCTGCATCTGACCCGCAGAGTCCCACTTGCTCGGAATGCGCTATGAACATAAAAGGTTCTGGAGAAACAGGCGGGCGTGCTTGTCGTTTCCAACGTCGAATATCACTCATGCTAGAAGGCGACGATAGTGGGACGATCTACCAGTTCAACATACCTGCTAAGTCTTTGTTTGGTAAGGGTGTTGGTAACCTGCATCCGTTTGAGAGCTATGTAAATTTCTTGGTAAATAACACCCTGTCTCCCGACAGCGTAATTACCACTATTGCTTTTAACCCTAATGCCGAAACTATGGAGCTTGTGTTCTCTCCAGTCCGTGAAGTAACAGACGCTGAGTTTGATCTAGTGCTAAAAGCACAGGAGAACCCTGAGTCTAAGATGTACACACAACTTACGGTTGGGCAAGTAGACAAGGTAGAAAAGAAACCCGCTATCCAAGCTCCAGTTGCTGAGGCAAAACCTGTAGTAGAGGAGGTTGTTGAGGAATCTATAGAAGAGGTTGTTGCCGAAGTTGTTGAGGAGCCAAAGAAGCGCAGCACTAAGAAGGACGAGCCAGAAGTTGTTGGTGCTGAGATGGCCTCAATCATTGAGAACTGGGGGAGTGACCTTGACTAATGAGTTATGGATATAGTTTAAGACTAATTCAGATAAACAAAAAAACAAGCGCTCGCTCGTTGGGAGTTAAGCTCGGTCGCATTTGCATCAAGTTAGGTGTACCTGTGGCCGATGTAGCTTCTGATTTAAATGTTAGCAGACAAACCGTTTACAACTGGTTTACAGGAGTAAATCAACCTAGTAAACAAACTGCTGAGGAAATCAGCGAACTTATAGCGCTCTACCAGAGTGATTATCAAAGATGAGAATCCTATGACTGACTTTGACCTCCTAGACTACGTACAACCTGCACAGGGTTTATACGTCGTAGTTGGAATTAAAGGCAAGGATGATGTCTCACAAAAAGTTGTAGCTACTAGGGAGGAAGTTGACAGTTGGGTTAAGAAATTTGTTGGAGAACAACGCAACGTCTTTTTTGCAGTAGCAAAGTTTCAATCAATTGACGGGAAAAGAAAAAAGGACAACGTAGATAAGCTTAAGGCCTTCTGGTTAGACATCGACTGCGGTGAGACTAAAGCGGTAGTCAACGAGAAGACTGGGCGACCTGAAGGTTACGTTAACCAGACGGAAGCGATGCTTGCTCTGAAGAAGTTCTGTGGAGTTGTGGGGTTACCTAGACCTACCATAGTGAATTCAGGGCGCGGACTGCACGTATACTGGGTGCTTGAGGAAGAGATAGCTCGTGGCGAATGGGAAGCGGTAGCCACTAGGTTACGGCAGGTTTGCCTTAAGCAAGACTTTCATGTTGACCCAAGTGTATTCGAAGTTTCTCGAATCCTAAGAGTTCCTGATACTTATAACTTTAAAGATAATCCCCCTGCCAAAGTACAGGTGGCCCACGTAGGCGACCGTATACCCCTTGATGACCTCAAGGAACTCCTTGGAGTAGAGGAGATAAGCCAGCTCGAAGCTACCGTAATACGGCCTAAGCGCGAGCTAACAGCAATGGGTAAAGCCCTCGCAGCTAACACAGAGTCCTCATTTACTAAGATAATGATGCGGGCTAAGAGCAACACTAGTTGTGCGCAATTACTCTCCTGCTACACAGACCGAGAAACATTAGCTGAGCCGCGTTGGTTTGACGCACTCTCTGTTGCTAAGTTTTGCTCGGATAAGAAGGAAGCAATACACCGCCTATCTTCAGGACATCCAGACTACGACCCCTCCGCAGTGGAGAGGAAGATCGAGCACATTCTAGGGCCGCATAGTTGCGAAGTCTTTGAGCGTA